GCACATCAAACTCTCCACCTGGATATCGTGCCTTGAGCTTGTTAACGTTCTCTGCTACGACTTCATTAGGATCGAGACCCAATGCCCGGCAACTATTAATCCAATACCACATAATATCGCCAAGTTCTCGTTTAATATGAAACTTAGTTTCATCATCCATAGGTTTGCCTTGGAAGATACATTTTTTAACAATTTCTGCATATTCGCCTCCTTCTGATGCTATACCAATTGCACCCGTTAGCAGTAGTGCTGTTTTTAGTTCAGGGTTGTTTGCTTCTAGGTCCTTGGCCCTATAAAACATCTCGCTCAATTGGTTGCTTTCTTTTGATGTTACTTGTTCTACAAAATCCTTGTATTTGTTTAGATCTACTGTCAATTGATTCTCCTCTAATCTATAATATATTATATACTATCTGTTAATAGATGTCAAGCAATCTGGTAAATATTTTTATAACAATCGTTATGCAAAAGGAGAATCCCATGATTAAAAATCTTAATTTAAATCTCGAAGTAGGACAAGAAATCCTTGTCGGCAAGAACAATAGCAAGGCTAAGATTACCAAAATTGAATTCCATCCAAAGTCAGGGGAGGTATCCATAAACACAACACGTGGACCTAGAAAGGCACTAACGTTTAGATTGTGTCCAGATAAAGCATACAGTTATTAACTGCTATTTTATATCTAAATACTGTTATGAAATGGTTCATAATAGTATTGATGATGGGAACCTATCCCGATGGCAGCAAGGACGTATTCTGGTATCAGCAACCTAAGTTTGAAACTGTAGAAGAATGCCAACTTTTTGTTGGCTACAATGCTGGTTCAATCAAGCGAGACATGCAGATAGAGTTTCAATTAAAACCTATCGAAACTGTGTATTGTGTTCGTGAAGATAAACTTGATGTGTTTGGAGTTCCTACAGCAATCTAGTTATTGACAAACATTCCAGGGTCGAATGTTGCCTGAGAACCGTCACTGTATTCTTCACCAAAGTATGCTAGGTCAGACGGGGCTTCGTCTTGCCATGCTAGGATTGATCCTACTTCAACTTTCTGTAGATCAATCTTTTCACCCTTTTCATTTTCTATCTCAATCTTTCTAGTCCAACGACCGTGTTCAATCAGGATCCAATCTCCTACTTCGTATGGATCTTTATTTTCAGGACCTTTGGCATATACCTGTGCCCAACGTGGTTTTACTCCGTGTGCCTTTGCATCGTCAGATTGTATGATGATACCACCGGCAGTTTTAGTTTCGCCAAAGTGCATACCTGTAACTAAAACATCCGCATGGATAGCTCTTACCTTGCCTTTAATCATTTTGAATTAACCTTTTTTTGATCTGTTAACTACTTCTTCTTCAATTGCTCTTGGATTTTGTTTGTAATAATCCTTAAGAACTTCTTCTCTAGTTCTTACAATTTTTCCACCCTGACCGATTTCATCGCCACGAGCATTTACTTTCATATTTCCAACAGCAGGCAAGGTTTCGTTTCTAAGGTTTAGTTTTTCCATATCAACTTCCTTACCTCTCATACTTCTAATAGTTTTAGCCATTTTCTTCTCCTTTAAAGAATTCGTTTAATGGTATGTTGTATTTAATACTATTGATGTGGTGAACCCCCATCAAAAAGAGCGTGTAACTTGCAACACTACTACCTCTACCTACACCCCATAAAATATCATGCTTTCTAAGAGTATCTACTATATATTTCATCTGTCTTAGGAGCATTAATAAGTTTCTTTTTTCATATAATTTAAGTTCTAGTGTAACTCTATCTGTTTCTTCTTGGGTTTTACACAGATCTAGAATGTATTTTTTAATGTCCAAATTTTTGTAGGAATCCGGCATGAACCAGTTTTCAGTGTCAACTTTCTTTTTTGGTATTGGATAATTTAGAAATTCCTTATCTATTCTTTCAAGATATTTGGCAAAATCATCATTAACAACGCAATCCTCTATAATATCAGGACCGTGTTTCAGAATACCTTTAATAATTGATTGTGTGCTATTAGTCGACATTTATAAGTTGATCCAAATCCTTATCTTGATCATTTGTTTTTACAGGTTGCATTGCTCTTCTTCTAACTTCATCTCTGTATATTGTAACAAATGTTTGGAGTTGTGTCAACAGTTGACCTTTACCTAAACGGCCGGCTTGGAAGTATTTTTTGTTCAATTCGGATATTCTTTCGGTCAACTGTGTATCAGTTAACTGTGTTATATCCTCTTCAAACGGATGAAACATTATGAAAATTGTCCTATGTATCTAATGAATATGTTATCTTCACTGTGACGCCATACTTCAATAAAAACTGGATCAGTAGTAGAACTTACTTCAAAATCATGGGATCCTACTTCTGTCAGTGCAGGAAATCCATTTTTCTTAATTACAGTTCCCCCTGATGTCGAAAAAGTAACCAATCTTTTGGTTCCATCGCCGTATAGTTCAAGTGTTACCTTGCCCATGCCAATTGGAGTTACTTCGGAAGTAAAAACAGGATCCCCTGGAAAATTCAGGAAGTCCATACTAAGATTTGCACCGACTCTATAAATTTGATAGTTTGCATTTTCATAATCAATTGTAGTAGGAGTGGCTGTGACTGCACCACCATCAAATTTTTGTGTTCTATTGTTTTGAAGTAATGCTCTTTGTATTTTGTTTAATTCAAAATCATTATCAACATTTACCTTGGCAGTATCGCCCTGTAAGTCAGTTATTTCTTCCTTAGCATTTCTAAGGCTTGTTTTTATGGTATCAAAGTTATCTCTGAATACCTGAGTATCATTATCCTGCCCTGCTACAGGGAAGTTTTCATTAATACTCAAATAGTTTATATTGCTTGCCACTTTAGTATCTCCAATTACAATTTAATGTATTTATCACGCATGTTATTGCTGTGATATATTCTGTGTCTTAGGATACGAATCATTTTGCTTGGATATGTTATCCTGCGGAAATTTAATGTATGTATCCTGTATTTCTCCATCTATTACATCTATTATATAGCGATCTGCTACAAAATTAATGTTTTTAAAGTCAAAATTACTTGCTTTAATTTTGGCCAAAATTGATTCAGAACGTCCAGGCTTAGTATAGCATATAATTAAAGATTTTACAAATCCTAATTCTACCGTTGACGTATCCTGAATACTCCTCATCCATAATGGTAGGAATTCTCTATCTCTTTCACCTAACTGTCCAATGCGATTTCTCATATTCTTAATTGAATTTGGAAACACTCTTTGTAGGTCACTATCGCTGGCAAAAGGTATATCGCTATCTATTCTAATATTGCTTTGACTTACCAATAACTTGCTTTCAATATCGTCGGCAAGTTCAACAGTATCTGAAATACTTTTTCCATCCTTTTCTAGATCATCAACAATTTCGACATATATAACCTCATAGATTGTTTCCTGTGTTACAGGATCCTTTGCTACCGCAGATTTTAGATTACCCATGGTTAGTCTTTTTCTGTAATGATTTCTGCTCATGGCCTGAACATACTCAACTGCGGTTTTACTTTCTATGCCAGCGAATATTAGAGATTTAATTTCGTTCTGCACACCATAATTTTCATCTCCATATCTGTATATGTCTTCAGGCACAAATATAGTTGCATCAGTAATAAAGTTAAACCATTCTAATCTCTTTGATTTTTTCTGTAAAGGTTTTACAAAAATATTTGAAAACGTTTTTTCTGTTTCTGAAACAACTACGATTGTAAATTCTTTTTCGGTCTCTGCAAATCCTGCACCATCCTGTGCTTTCACAGTAAACTTGAATTCCTTATCATAACTTGTTAGACTGCCATCAAAGGTAGTATTAAATGTAATACTTCCTGTGGAATCAATTAAAGAACTATCTCTATCAAAAAAGCGTGTAAGTCCATCATTATCAGAATCTGCAAACTGTCTTACCTTGCCTTGTATTATTCCATTAGAAAGAAATGTTAACCCTGGAGGTAGAGTTCCGCTTACTAGTTGATAAGAAACTCTTCCGCCATATAATAAACTTCTTGCTTCAACAAATAATCTGCTGGGTTGGTTTGGTTTGATATTACCAACAAATGATTCACTAACCCATTCGATTGCACTTTCAATCTCACCTATTATGTCTACGGTGAAAGTTTTATCTACTGTTCCAACTCCAAGCGTCCATATTAATCCATCATCAGATCCTGGTATTGTATTAACGTGAGGCTGAATGCAGACATAAATTAAACCATTATATCTAACTGCTTCGTTAGCCAGATAAACTCGTGTTGAATTCCAATCTCCAACTAATGTATAGTCTGCCTGGGCAAGTGATGAAGGAAAGTTTACAGCCTTGATGGTAAACTTATAAGTCTTGGTAACTGCTGCTTGATAAGGAACCTTTCCTGCTATTTCGCCGGATATTTGATCAAGCGTCATTCCAGGTGGTAGTTCACTATCTGATCCATCTGGATTTCTATCAACATAGAAATAACTTATCACTCCTGATAAGGTAGGTGGATCATATACTTCAAGATTTAGAGTGACATAATTATTTGCTCTCCATCTTCCGAGATATGAATCTGTTATCCATAATGGAACTCTGTCACTGGTTGAATCTGCTTGAAACAGATTGGTGCTTACTTCAACTAAAGTATTATCAGCCTTTAGGAATTCTTCAGTAACTACATATATTTTAAATGTTCTACTGACTGCATTTATACCATCTGTTACCGCTACGCTGAACGTGTAAACCCTGCTTAACTTTTGCGGAACTCTTCCTGATTCACCAAAATCAAATGTTTGGTTATCATAAAAGTAACTGTCAAACCCAGTTGAGTTATTTCTAGCAATATCAAGAGGTGTTGTGTCAAATGATCCACTATCATATGCACCACTTACATTGGTATTGTATTCGAGCGCAGGTATTGGTTGCGTAAACCCAGAAATTTTTCCTGACTTAGAAAGCGAAAGTCCGTATGGTAGTATACCGCTATTCGGCACAAGATAGTATTCTAATGTTTCACCTGCAACAACATCAGTGTCTGTTGCTTCTAATTGAAAATCTACCTTGCTATCATCTAATACAAAATATGCTTCGCCCGGACCAACATTTAAAAAACCTTGTTCTGTTATCCATTCAGGAAAATCACTTCCATCTACTGATAACGAAAATGTTCTATCCATGCACCCATTTGTTCCATCGTCGGCTCTTACTACAAATTTGCTTGTGGTAAATTTAGTGACTTCACTGGGTGTGCCTTTTATTACTCCATTAGTGAGTAATAGTCCGCTTGGTAATTTTCCTGCAATTATTGAATAAACTATGTTATTAGAAGTATCAGTGGTTGCTTCTAGGGGAATAGATATTGTAATTCTTTCCTCTAGTGTTCCAAGGTCTCCTGCTGGCGTTGTCCAAGTTACTGCCATTGGCTACCTCCTAAGTTAAACCGCCACAGTCCAGATTAATGTCCGATACGTATGTCAGCGTTCCGAAATCTATGTTAGCACTTTGCATGGCTAACTGTATTGCATTTGCATATGTTCCGTTAATTGTTCCAAAATCATATGTTGTTAAATATTCAGTAACAGGAATAATAGTCTTAAAGTTTACTGAACTACCAGTCGTTGTTACTTCGATATCCTTAATACCAGTCTCTGAAAGAGGTGCAGCAATACCTTGCATCGTAATCTGTTGATGTGCATTTGCTGATACGTTTCCACTGTCAGTATCGATTTTTATAAATGCATCGGGTGCCGTGCTATTAACAATAATATTGTCTTCCTGTTCATCAAGAAGCATCTTTGTTCCCGATACTAATTTTTTAAATCTTAAATCACTTCCTACCTTTTCCTTAAAAAGTCCTACACCGGTCGTTCCTGTGTTAGTTACCGTAACTGTTAATTCAGCATTTAGATCAGCAAAATTAGCGTTCACTTTTTGGAATGCCGTTCTTAGATCATCACCAAGACCATCGTTTACTACATTACCAATGTTTATTGTTTGTAAATTTGCCATTTCGCTTCCTATATCTATATTTAGTGGAGATCTGCCCACCCTGCTGCACTGTCATTATTTGCATCAGCAGCATAACCTTGAAATTTTCCTGTTGTTGTATTGTAAACCATCATACCAAAAACTGGTGTGAGTGCATCTATTTCAGCCTGCGTAAGTTGTGGAGGCCCAATATAAAGTTCGTCGAAGTTTTGATTAATCTTATCAAAGGCCGTGCGTAGATTATCACCCTGTCTATCGTTTGCGCTCTGACCAATATTTACAGTTAGTTTAGCCATCTACCTACGCTCCCGTTCCATCACTTGCTTTTATCCAGGCTGCTATCCTATCCAGCGCCTCGCCTACTGTAGTCGGAGCAGTTCCATTCCAATCACTAGGTGTGCTGGCCGTATAATTTATATTGCCTTCCGCATCTATTATTTCTGTGGAATCGTCAGCATAAACGGTTCCAATTAATGTTCCTCTGATATTATCTGATTGTATTGGCCCAACAATTTGTCCTGCTACTGCATCAACTAATAGTGTTGAATCGTCAGCAAACACCGAACCAGTCATATCACCTGTGTGGTAACCCGTGGTATCACCTGTAACTCCGCCTGATGCTACAATATTTCTGTTTGCATTAATTGTGTATCCAGCACCTGCTGTAAGATCTAAATCTCCCGTGGCAACAATTTGTATTGCACCAGTTGCCGTAACTACATATCCTGACGCACCTGCTAGACTTGGATCGTCTTGTGCTGGTGTGTTACCATCTTGGAATATGCTTCTAATTGTTGCAAGTGATGGTTTGCTAATAACCGGAGCAATGTATGTGTTATGGAATGCATAACCTAATGGGTTATTTGCTAGAATGCCTGCTTGAGTGCGCATATCATCTGTCCACTCTGGAGCAAGACTTCCACCGTCCCATAATTCTGTGTATTCAAACATGGCAAAGTTTAACAAGAACAAATATTCTTTTGCGGCTACTTCAAATTCATCTGCATCTGTTTTCCAAGCATTTGATGGACTTTGATAACCTGATGGATCCCATTTGCCTGCATCGTATGCTTCCTCCATTGCTGCATATAAATCACCCGTCTGCCAGTCAGCGGCCAAGAACTGATATAGTTTTATATCATCTGCAGGTAAACCATGCATATGTAGTGTGTGGAATACGTGTTCAATAACTTCTTGTGCGTCTTGATCACCGTCGCCATAACCACTACCAGTTGAGTTCAAATACCAAACCATATCGTTTTGAACATGTGTATCAAACAAGTTTGTTAAGTTCCAGAACACAATTCCTGGATCTGTTAAAAAGTTTGGAGAGTAATCTGCTCCTGCGCCTCTTGCTACTCTTTGTATAGTTGGTAAACCTGCGTGATAAGTTCCTGTGTCGCCACTTAGTGTTTTGATTAAGTTTCTTTGGTATTCTTCGTTAATACCTGCGCCATTTGGATCTGTAAACAATTCAAACATACGTGCTACTTTTTCTAACCACGCATCTGGAACTGCTGTTTGTCCACCTACTGTGCCAGCACCCATAATTCTTAC